CGTTAGCGCGGTCGCGCCGACGGTGAGAAGAAGCGTTGCCATGATTTCAGTCGATCAGGCCTGGAAAGGAGAATGCGAATTTGAGACGGCGGCGGTCGTGTCCTGCCCAAAGGGAGACCTCGGCCACGGGGTGCGCCTCGATCGAGTGCACCATTCGGCCTGGTGCGGTCAGGATCGCGCAGTGCTTGGCCGGCGCGCGGTCCTTCATGGCGAACAACAGCACGTCGCCAGGACGGATGTCTGCGAGCGCAACCGCGACCATGTGGCGGCCGGCCGCCTCAGCTAGGGTTTCGCGCCGGCTAACCTCGGCCCAATCCCGCGTATATGGTGGCGGCGGCTCCGGTTCCGCCCCATAGAGCGCGCGCCAGACACCGCGCACGAGGCCGAGGCAGTCGCATCCGACGCCTCTGAGCGACGCCTGATGCGAATACGGCGTGCCGATCCACGAGCGCGCTTCCGCCACGATGTCGGCGCGGCTAACCATTGAGCGAGCCACCGTCGTTGCCGTCGCCCTGCGTTGGATAAGAAAGCGCGAAGTCATTGCCTGGCATGTGGGGGAAGCCGCCGAAGTTGACGACGTTCGAGAAGCGGTCGCGGCACGTGGCGAGCGTCTTGTCACAACCGGCCGTGATGGTGAAAGTGTCGCCCACCTGGATCGCGCGCGGCATAGGGAGAAAGAGCGAAAGGCGCGAATCCGTCGCCCCCTGCGAATGGGACTTTACTTCGATCGCGAGCCCCTCATTGTCGCCGCTCGTCCAAACGAGCTTCCCGCGGCTGAACGTACCGGACGCGAACGAAGCGATCCCGCTCGCCGCGAAGTCGAAGTTGCTGACAACGGTGGTGACGGTTCCGCTGCCGTGATTGCCATCGGCGTCGAGATCGATCGTGCAGCGGGAATCGCCAAGCTCCCACGCGCAGGAACGCTGGAACACTCGCCCAGCGCTTTGATCCAGCTTCGCCGCCAGGCCGCGCAGTTCGGCCGAGAATGATGTCTCTCCTCGCGTGACCTGGCCGAGAAAGCCTGATCGCAGAACAACCCGCTGCGACACGTCTTGCCAGTTGACGCGCATAATGGTGACGGCCGCATCGTCATAAAGCCCGGCGTTCAGGTCGGCTTCAGTGATCGCCGCCGACGAAAGCGCGCCGCTCACATCTAGATTGGATACGGCAAGCCCAAGCTGATCTTCGATGGCGGTCGCCGTGAACCCGCTCGCTGCCTTGTAGGCCGTCCCGTCGATCGTCAAATCGCGGTCGTGATCGGTAAAGCCGAGAACGGTCCCGTCCTTTCGTTCCAAACGCCAGCAATGGCAGAGCGTCGTAACGCCGCCGGCCAGATGCGCGGCAAGCCCCGAATCGAGCGTCTTCATTCCTTGACCTCGATAAGATTGATCTGCGGGACGATCTGCTGATCCCAGGCATTGGCCTGAACCGGCAGTTTGTCGGTATCGAACCGCGCAGCCACGTCGAACTGGAACGACGCCGTCGGCGCCGATCCCGGCGCGGAATCGAAGGTCACGAGGCCGGTGAGATAGTCGATGCTCGAAGGTGTAACGGACGATCCGCCGACCTTGATCGTCACCGTTCCCGAAACGGGCTTCGTGATAGGCCGGACGTGTTCGTGCCCGCCGACGTTGTAGCGTTTCACCAGTTGCCAGACCTTATCGTCGTCGGTGGCCTGCATCGACACGTCGGTCGCTTCGTAGTCGTTCCAATCCTTGAACCGGAACGAATAGCCGCGGCCCTTCACGACATAGAAATGTGCGATGACCGCCTGCATCTGCGCCCGCGTGCGAATGCCGGTTGAGATGTTCCACTCGCCGCGCGCGTCCGCCCACTGAATGTTGCGCTGCTCACCGCCCGATCCGAGCGTCACAACATTGGTGGAAAAGCCCGGCCCGCCGGTGGCGCCACGCGCGATAGCATCGGGGAAGGAAATGTCGAGGAAAGGCTGTGGCACGGCCTATCTCCCTCGCATTCCCATCTGGACCGCGCGCGAGAGGTCGGCGGCAAGCTGCGTCCGGCTCGCCTGGAAGGCGGCCGGGCTCGGCGTCTGGATCGTCACATAGACGTTCGGCTGGCCGCCGCGTTCACCGCGGTTGTATCGCTTCGTCTCGTCGCGATTGAGCACGCGCTCGCCCCGCTGAAGGATCGCCGGCACCTCGTCCGGAGACAGAAAGCCGCCGTCGTGCAAGCGCGGCGTGGACCGAAAGAGCGTCATCGGCACCATGCGCGTCGCCGCAAGCTGCTCCGCGAGACCGCCCGCATGATGGAGGGATGCGGACGTCGGCCCTACGCCGCCGCCGAAGACCTTGCCGGCGCCACCGCCATTGAAAATGCTTCCGAGCACACCGCCCACAGACGAAAGCGTGGGGTTGTTCTGACCGAACAACAAGTTCTTGAGCGGGTTGAGCAGCGCCAGCTTGAGAAGCTCGTTGTTGATGTCGATGATCGCAGCCTTGCCCGCGTCCGCCCAATCCTGCCAGCCGAGCTTGCCCTGACTGATGAGCTGGGAGAAGTGTCCGAACGTCGTGTCCGTCAGACTCGAAAGTTCCTGAACATTCGCCTGTGCTGAGGAAAGTGACTGCGACAGCCTCGCGATGGCGCCGGCGTTGGCGATGATGGTCTGCGCTTCCTGCGAGTTGAGATCGATCCCCTGCTGAACAAGCTGCTGCTTGGCCTGAAGCTGGGCGATCTCGACCGCGGCCTGCGACTCGTTCGTGCCGGTAAGCGCGATTTCCTTCTGAAGAAGCTCGATCTGATCCTTCTGCGTCGCGATCTGGCCGAGGGCAGCGTTGCGCGCTTCCTCATCGTTCAGCCGACCATAGGCCCCGCGAAGCGCGTCGATGACGCGCGCCAGCGTGGTCTTGGCGTCGCCTTCGGCAAGCGACTGCGCCACGAGCAGCGGACGAAGAACCTGTTCGACCTGCATCTGCCGGCGGGCATGTTCGATGGTCATCGAACCCGACGCGATGGCGTCGTTGAGGCGCTTCTGCGCGTCCGCCTGGGCGGCGGTATCGTCGGCCGACTTGGCCCCTTGCAGCGTGGTCTGCGCGATCTCGTCAGCGAGTATCTGACGCATCCGCGTCTCGACATCGATGCCGTTGCGGATCGCTTCGGTCAGCGCCTTGCGCCGCGCCTCGGCTTCCTGGGCGGCCGCGGCGCCCTTGAGATAGGCGTTCGCCACGTCGAGCGATGCGCGCGTGTTCGTGGTGAGCGCGAGCGTTTCCTGGGCGATGGCGTGCGCCGCGTCCGCCCGCGCCTTGGCGCCGGCGCGGGCGATCTCGGCCTCGGCCGTGGCGGTCGTGACGACCTGTCCCGAAAGCTCGATCCGCTCCCGTTCCGCCGCGATGGCCGCCTTCTGCGCGGGCGTCTTGGCGTTGAGCGCCTGGACATCGAGCTCATCGAGGCGGCGCGCCTTCTCGGCGGGATCGAGCCACGTCGAGATCGCGCGCGAGACGGCGTCATAGGCATTTTCGACCTGCTTGAGGTCGGCAACCTTCTCGCGTGCCGCTGGATCGTTCAGCGCGGAAGCAAGCTGCGCCTGCTGGTTCTTGAGCGCCTGAAGGTCGTTGAAACCGGGCGTTAGATTGCGCGCCACATCGCCTGCGATGGTTGATGTGCGGGCGGCAAGCGCGTCGGCCTTCGCATCCGCGACCTTCTGGTTGAGCGTCGCAATTTGTCGCTGAACGTTGGCGATGTCGGCGTCGATGGCAGAAAGCGGTCGGGACGGCACAAAGGCCGAGCCCCCAAGGGGCGCGAAGACATACTGGCCGCCGAGCGTCGTGGCGGCTTCGCGCTCCTTCTGAAGGTCTTCGAGGCGCTGCTGAAGCGTCGGATCGACGGCGCGATTGATCGCACCACCTATGGCGTTGAAGGCATCGGAAGCTGCTCGCTTCACATAGTCCCACGCGCGGCCGAGAGCCGTCGTGGCGTCGGTCGCGTCAACCAGCGACCGCTTGAGACCGTCAAGCAGCGCCTTCTGCGCCGCGGCCAAGTTGTTCTGCTCGGCCAGCGTCTTGATAAGCTGCCGCGTGCGGTCGTCGTATCCGCCGACCTTGGAATTGAGAAGATCGACGCCCTTCGCGGGATCGGCGAAGGCATCGGCAAGTTCCTTGGTCGCCGCTTCGAGGTCTTCGCCGGTCGTCGCCGCATAGTTCTTGGCGATGGTGATCAGGTCGCCGAACTGCTCGACGCCGATCCTGCCGGTGCGCAAGAACGCAACTTCCATGTCGTGCGCGGCGGCGACGGAGACCTGCCCCGCCTGCGCCGCGGCGGCCGCGACGCGGTTCAGTTGATCGACCGTCGCGCCGGCGGCGCGCCCGGCTCCCGCCGTCGCGACCTCAAGCGCCTTCTGCGACGTGATGTAGTCGTTCCAGGCGACCAGAGCGGTCGCGCCGACCGCCGCGATGGCGCCGACGAGCAAGGTCGTGGGAGAAACCAGACCGAAGATGGTGCGGCCGAGTTCCTTGAGAACGCCGCCGACGCCCATGCCTGACCCCGCGAAGACCTGCGCGATCTGCGTGCCTTGCTGCATGAGCACGGTCAGCGGCTTCTGGCCGCTCGCCAGGCCGACGACAACGTCGTTTAGCTGGTATCCGAGGTTGACGATCTGGTAGCTCGCGAGCCGCGAACCGTCGCCGACGCCCTTGAGCGCCTTCGCGGTGGCATCGAAGCGCGACTGCGCGAGTTGATGCGCGGCCGCCTGTTCCTCGGCGCTGATCGCGCCCGCCTTGAAGAGCGAGTTCGCTTCGGCGATCTCGGCGTTGAGCCTCTGCTGCGCGGCGCCGAGCGGGTCGATCTGAGCGCGCAACGCCTTCGTGCGGGCTTCGAGGTCTTCGGCGGCCTTCGCGGCGTCCTCGAACACCTTGGCCGACTGCCGGGCGGCAGACCCGCGCGGGTCGGCGGAAACGCCCATGAAGGCATTGAATTTCTGCTGAGCGGCGCTCGCGTCGGCCGCCTGCCGCGCGGCCTGGGCAAGACGTTGAAGCCGTTGTGTTTCACGATCCGTAGCTACGCCGGCTGCGTCGATCGCGTCCGTGGTCTTCTTGAACGCGCCCTGACCAGACGCTCCGACTTCGTCGAACGCTCGCTTCGCGTCATCCTTTCCGGTGACGCCAATGCGGATCGACACGTTGCGGTCGGTCACGGTTCACTATCCCTGCGATATGCGCGCACGACGAGCCGCTCGATTTCGGGAAGCGAGTCCACGAGGATCGGATTGAGCGCGCCCATAGCGTCCGCCAGAAAAAGAACGGCCCCGAAATCGAGGCCGAAGACACCGCCCATCACCGCGCGGACCTGCCCTGCGGAGCGGCGGAAGACCTCCCATGCCGCGCGGCCGTCGTCGGTTTGCGGCGCGTGTTCTAGGTATGGGCAGCCGGTGCACGTTTCCGGGCACGCGGCGCAATAGCCGTCGCCCCCGCCGAAGTGCCATTCGGCGAGAGCGAGGATGCGTTTTTTTCGTCGGCCTGGATGAGCGCCGGCGCCACATAGAGGCGGTCGATCGCGTCGAATGCCTGCCAGACCTCAAGCAGCGCGTCGATGTGGTCGGGTGTAGGCTCGACCGGCACGCCATTCGCGTTGCCGACGCCTTCCCACTCGACGATTCCCCAGCGCGCGAGGCTGCGCGTAAAGGCGGCGCTCCCGACGAACAACCCGTCCGGGCCGGCCGTCTTGATCGCATCCGCCGCAGCCTGGCGAGCCGCGATGATTGCGGCCACCGTTACGGGGCGAACCTTCACGCGGACCCCAGGAACGAGGTCCAGCCAATAGGGATCGTGCCGCTGCGCGGCGAGCTTGAGCATCTTCCACCTCTTTTGAGAAAAGACCGATCAGTACGAGGACACGTCGTTGACGAGCAGCGCCGTGCAGGTCCTCCCCAGCGTGGGGTGTTCCGACGCCTGCCAGTCGAATGTTGCCTGCACGCCAGCCGGCCCGGTGATCGGCAGTTTCGGCTTCGGCAGGTTCACGTTGTGAACCGTGAACTGAAGCATTTTCCCCGACCCGATCGACCACTCGAAGACGAGCTCGATTGCAGTCCCCGCGACCGCGAGATCGAGCAGCGTGGTGTCGGCAAACCGCACTACAATCTGTCCGGTGACCGCCAGCATCGCGGGATCGGCGCCGGCAATGCGCCCGTCGGGGCGGATCACCTCGACCTTGTCGAGATTGTTGGCGTAGTTGAATGTACCGGAAACGACATTGCCGAGCGGAACGCCATCCCGACGGATTTGGCCGGTGAACTGCGTAAAGCGATCGATGACCGCCTCGTCCGGGGTTCCCGCATCGGACGATCCGCCGCGCGTCTCGCCCTGTGCGATGACGCTCACCGTGCCGTTGAGCAGGCCAGAGCGCTGAAGCTGGATGGCGAGCTTGTCCGCCATCGCGCCGAAGTTCATGCCGTAGCTCGGCACGTCCGGCATTCCGACCTCGATCGCGGCCGACGGCAGAGTGAGCGCGCCGGAAACGAAGACGTGATTGTAAGCGCCGGTCGTTCCGCCGCCCGAAAGCGTCGATCCCGATGCCGTGGCGTGGGAGTCGGCGTCGTCCTCGCTATCCGACGCCGCGAGCGTGACGCTGTTGCCCGACGTGCCGATGGTGTCGGACGTGACAACGATCGTATCGCCCGCGTCGTTGAGCGAGTAGGTCTGCGCCTTGATCGCGGTCGTGGCGCTCGCGTTCAGCCCGATCACGGCGCCGGTTAGGGTATCGCGAAGCGTCGAACCGATCAGGCTTTCGTCGCCGCTGGCCCCGCTCGCCTTGAACGTCCAGTCGGCGCCGCCAATGGTGATCGTGGCTCCATCCTCCGGCTGCGCGCCAAACTGGAAACTGCCGGTGGCCGCAGTGCCCTGTGCGGTGGTAGGCGAACCGAACAGCAGCTTGAGCCAGTAGCCGAAGTTGCGAAGGTCGAGCGGTACGACGACATCGCCGTCATTGTTGATCACGTCGCGGGCCGGCTGCTGCGGATCGCGGCCATAGCCCAAGAGATCGCTGGCGATAAGGTCTTGCTGCTCGCCAAGCTGCGACGAGACGAAAGGCACCTTCTTGAAGCCCGAGTCGGGCGGCGTGCCATAAGTGGATTCAAAGGCCAACGCCATGACAGCATTGGCCCCGCGGGCGCGGGCCATGATAGCCTCCTTGATTGGGTTTCAGGTGAGCGGGTTAATGGTCGAGTAGCTGGCAATGACCGCTGCGTCGGCCCATCGGCCGGACGGGGCACCAGCAATTTCAAGATCGTCCGAAGTCGGCGCTTCTACGTCGAGAAATTCGCAAAGGCCGCCGAGCGTCCGATCGGCGGCCACGGCGGCGCCAATGTCCGAAAGCATCTGGTCGAGCGCTTCCTCGCGCGAAAGCGTCGAGGACGGGAACGCCGCGACTTCAAGGGGGATGCGGTGTTCATAGACGTAGGTGAGCGGCGAAAGCAGAACGTCCGGCTCGCCGGGATCGCCATCTCGCACGATTACGAGGCCGCCGGGCGGTATTCTTTCGGGCTTGTCGAGATTGCGTTTCACGTCGGCGTTCGGCAGCGCGGACGCCACGAGGGCCTTGACCGCGTCGATCACCTGTTCGCGTTTGCTCGCCAATTCCTATCTCCAATGAGCGGCGATAAGGCCGCTGACGCGGTCCGCCCACCGCTCGCCGGCGCCCTCGACATCGAACCGCTTCCGTGGGTTCACCATCGGCACGAGAACGAAGATCACGAGATACCGCCTGCCGCCCGAGAGCGGCGCTCTGATCGGCTTGAACGACTTCCGCCGCCGCCAGCGCGAAGGCTGACGCGCATAGTTCGCGTCGGTGACGAGCAGCGCATGGCCGCTCCGCGGCACGAATTTCAGCTTCACGCCCGTTTCGGCTTCCCATATCGCGGGCGTAAGCCGCTTATTCCGAACCGTCGTATGAGCGACGCCGGCGTCCTTGGTGGGAATCGCCAGATAACGCTTGTTCCTCGCCAGGATCGGAACACCGCGCTCGAAGGCCTCCACGATGTCGGGCGCGCGCGTCCAGACATAGGCGGCCGAATTCATGCTTGGCCGCCCTTCGGGATAGCGCTTGCCCCGCCAGGTATTGGCGAGGC